CATCTATACCTGTCACCAATGCTTGAGTTCCGACGCTGGTGCCATTCAAGAACGCTTCCATGTCGCCTTGCGTGGCCCCCGCAATCATGGTGTGGAGGTTGTTCGCTGTGTTAGCTGGTGTCGTAATGCCTGTGGGAGTGGCACCATATCCGTAGGCAAAGTTGGTCGCGACTGCGTAGGGCGCATACCACCGCTTGTTATTTGCTGTTCCACTCAAAGACAGGCCCATTTCAGACCCTGAGGTGTCGGTGTACTTCATAACGCTAAACGACGAAAGGTTGCCAATGTCGAGGCCCGTGCTGTCGAAGGGGAGGGCGTCCGCTGTGCCAACAAACCGCAACCCGGGACGACCGTCAACTTTGAGCAAGCCGGCGTTATTGTAGAGCAATGGTTGAGACGCCCCTGTGGATTGCGTTGTGTCGTTGCCGTTCCCGCTTTGGTCATACCAAGTTTTCACCTGAATGTTTGAACCGTCGTAGAAGGCATCTGTCGCCGCGATGTCCAAGTTGCCGTCAGCATCAAACGCCACGTCGAGCTCCGTCACGTCGGAGTTTCTCACAACCCGAATGGCCGCCCCCGTGTAGTCGCTGTTCAGCTTGCGGAGGGAGTAGGCCGCATGAGCACCCCCGTAGGCGTCAAGCAACGGCGCGTCTTCCACTTGGTAGGCTCCTGAATACAGGGCCATGTCCTTCTCGATGTTCTCGCGGTTGGCCGATTGGTCGGTGTTGTAAAGCACCATCTCGGTCAGCTTGCCACCAAACCCAAACGACGGGTAGCTGCTAATGCCGATGTCTGTCCAATTCTGCGTGCCTGCGGCCTCGTGTACTACGATGGCCCCGTTTGAGTGCGCGGCGCCGTTTGTCACCATCATTGTATGCAACTCGTCACGTGTTGTGGTGCCGTAAACTATGCCCGGTTTCACGCCGTTGACATAGAGGGTTGGTTCTGTTCCGTCGATGTCGTAATCGAGCTCCAGTATCGTTGACGTCGCAGTGTTTTGAGGGACAAAACTTGTACGGCCTGTGGAGTCAGGGTCTGACAGCATGATAAACGAACCCTCGTCCGTTTGGTAGTGCATATACGCGTCAAAGCGGTCTTGCCCATAGAGGTCGGAGCTGTCGATGGCCAACTTGTCGTCGCTCCCGTCGAAGTCGATGGCGGGCTTGCCATTTACCGTTGTAAGCACTCCTCCCGCAACGATTGTTGGCTGGTGACTCGTTGGGCTTGGAAACCCACCCGTTGTTGCGTCGTTGCCGTTGCCCGACTGGTCGTAAATTGTTTTGACCCGCACGAATGATGTTCCGGCAAAGTCAAGCAACGCCTTGGTGTCGAGGTTGCCTTGCCCATCGAAGTAGATGTCTCGCTCGGGGTTTCCTGTGGACTCACGCCGTACTCGGATGGCCGGGCCGAGGTAGGCCGAACGCAAGAGGCGCAAGCCGTAGGCCGCCGCCGCGTTGGGGTACTTGTCGAGGAGCTTGTCCTGTGGCCGTGGGAAGACCTGTTGGCTCCGGTAGTCGAGCACCTGAATGGTGTGGTCGCTGGTTTCTGTGATTTTTACCTTGTGGACCGCGTAAGGCAACACCCCTTGGTCGTGAACAAGTCGAATTGCATAAAGAGTAGCGTTGGACCCATCGACCAAGCGGAACTCAATGACCTGTGAACCATGTGCCCCGCTTGTGGTGATGCGGAGCTTGTCGTTGACCTTGTAGCCGCTTCCCTGTGACACCGCCACAATGGTCGAGAGCGTGCCGTCGGCAAGGAACGTATATGTAAAATTGGCCCCGGAACCTTCGCCTGTCAGCGTAGTGGACGACACAGTCGCAGAGCCCGCGCCCGTATGGGTGAAGGTGCCGTTGCAAATGCCGGGCACTTGGTTATTCACCGGGCCGAAGTGGTCGGTTGCCGTGGTGCGCAAAGGGCTGGCAAACTTGTCGCCGAATGGCATAATTTGCACCAAGGTATCTTCGGGGTCGTCTAAGCTGGCCAGGTGGCCGTTAACTTCAACGAAGTCCATTCCGTTTTGGCCCGTGATGGTCGAGCGTAATTTCCAATTATTCATGTGAGTGGTGAGATACAAGAGTTGTGTTCGTAACCAACGGTCACGGAAAGGTTCAAGAGGACGCCGGACAGCACGTTGCTCCCTTCCTCCTCAAGGGGGACGGTGGAGGCGCTGGCGACGTCGAAGCGATGGGCAAAGGTGAACACCTCCCCACCGCGCTCCATATCGGCCAAGATGTCCTCGGCTACCTGTTCGGCGTTTGTGATGGCGCCCTTTTGAAAGTCCACTTTGGCTTCGCTGTTGGGCGGGTTGTCAAGGATGTACACCTCGAACGAGTAGGTCTTCGAGCTTCCTTCGTAGCTGGCACCCGTGTACACGAGGTGAAGGATGGGGTACGTTTCGAGCTTGTCCAAATCGACGTCAGAGGGCGAGCCAAAAGAGAACTTCGACACGAACGGGTTGGCCGCGACGAATGCCTCAAAACGGTTCACGATGTTGGTGTAGGTTATCATGCGGTCGCCTGTTTGCGTTTGAACTCCAAGTCCTTCAGGAATGCGAGGTGGGTGAATACATGACCGACGGTGAGCTTGGTGACGGCTTCGATGCGAAGAACGTCCTCACCCGCGAGAGAATGGAGGACAGGATACCACCCCCACTTCTCCCCGAAGTCGTCGCCACCTTCATCGCCGCTTGAATCAAAGAGGACTGCAAAGTGCTCAGAAGTTCGTTTTTGGTAGTCGAAAAAAAAAGCAGGGCCCCCGCCACTTGGTCCGCTGGCATATCGAGAAACGCCTCGGCGTCTTCCTTGGCCGTGTAGGGCTCTATTTCGTAACGGTTGCCCCACTCCCTTGCGATGGGGCGAAAGAGCAGAGCCATGACCTTGTGGGCGTTTTTCCAAAAGTCCCCGCAAAGTTGCTCCGCGTCAATCCACTCGCCCGCAGTGAACTCGTCCCAGTTGGGGACGAAGCCGTAGCGCGTGCCGTTGAGGTCGAACGTTTCGAGGTGGCGTTGTGTTTCTGCCTTGCGAAGCGTTTGGAGGTGGTTGTATGCCTCTTGAATCAATGCGCGGGGCATATCCCTCAGCTCGTCCCAATTGGTGCCCGTAACGGCGCCCACGCACGTCATAGGGTCGTCGGACGTCTCAAGCACCTGAAGGTGGCGCAAGGTGAGGTCGGCAAATGTTGCGGGGAGGGATAGCTTCACACTCATAAGACGCGATTTGGTGGTTTGCTTACGCCCCTAAGTTACAAACCGTTACCCGAGGGCGTATTTCCCGAAGTTCGGGTTGGTCTGCGTGTGCGTGATGGCGTACCGGCTCGCGTCGATGAAGTGGTTGAAGGCGTCCACCGGCTCGTTGAGTTGGCGGCCGTTCTTGTCTTCCTTCCATTTGTAGTTGCGGAGCTCTTTGATTCCGTTGATGCTTCGCGATGTGATGCCCAATGGTCGGGAGCGTAGGAAGTCCAACCCCGCTCGGATGCTGTCCCGTCCCTTTCGTGCTGGATGGACGTTGAACCCGTGCCCGTGGATTTCGTCGATGCTCTTTGGCTCTGCGCTGTCGGCCACAATCATGGCCCCCCGACCGATTTCGGCGTCGCGTAAGGTTTGCGAGATAGCCGCGTTCGTGAGGCCGGTGGCGTAGCACACTTCGTCCAAGATGAAGCCGTGGCCGTCCGTGTACACCTTGACAATGGCCGTCGGGTCGTTCGTGTACCCGAAGTCGAGGCCGATGTTGAGGAGCTTGTAGTCGGTCGGGATTTGGTCGTATTCCTTCCAGTGCGTGAGGATGGTCGCACGGCTGACGCCACGCTCGCCCAAGCCGTAGACCTTCCAATAGTCCGGGTCCGCTTGTTGTAGGCGTTCAATCTCCCCAATGACCGCATCCGGGAGGTGTGGGTTGTCGAGGTATGTGGTTTGGTAGAACGCCGCGTCGTCGCGTGGGATGACCTCGTCGTATATCCAATGAAACTCGTCGGAGGGGTTGTAGTCAATCAGAATGCGCCCCGTGGTTCGGAGGATGAGTTGCCGCCAGTCCTCAAGGTTGAGCTCGTTGGCTTCGTTCACGAACAGGATGTCACGCTTGCGGCCGCGCACCTTTTGCGGTTGGTCAATCGAAATGAACTCCACGAGGTTCCCGAACAGGATGTACGTGGCTTCGCTCTTGTTGTGGTTGGCTACGTTGTAGATGCCCTCCCGTTCGAGGATGGTGAAAAAGTCACGCATCACCGACGCACGTAT